CAATAAGTACGCCACCAAGGTTGTTGGCTTTATGAAAAGAAACCCAGACCAAGCTCTCAACGCAATCAATCAAATGATTGAATCTGGGAATGAAAATTTTCAAGGCCTTAAGGGTAAGTCAGATGCCGAGAAGATTGCAATGGCTACTAGATACATGACCGATAAAAAGATTGGTGACTTCCATGGTGCGTTGATGCTGGGTAAAATGGCAGTACCTAATGTTTCATACTATACGCCCAGAACTCCTTTTTCAAGAAGTGAGGCGGGCAAGGGTCCAATCGAACGTCCCGGAATCATGGTCTCTGTCGGTAATAGGGCGGTAAAAGGAGAGCAAGTGGTTGACCTTTTGAGACAAGCTGAAGCAGAAGGTATTGACTTGACTGGTGGCCCAGACGGTGCGCCAGACCCCGATGCTGTTGATTTCCTTAATAAATTCATGGACAAAAACGGCGCTCAGGAAAGAGGCCCGAGGTATCAGGATGACGGAGAGTTTTCACAGGATGGTATGAATTACGGCACTGCTGACCAGTACTTTATAGACATGGATGAGCGTGCTGCCCGAGAACAACTCCAAAGAGCAGAACAGGCTCAGAGGTCAAGGCAGCAAAACCGACCTAGATATGATTCGAGAGGTCGTTTAATTCGGGATGAGATGGCCGGCGGTGGTATGATTTACATGGGGGAAGGCGGTCCGATTAAAGCCGAGGTTAGCGATGAAATGAGAGAAGAGGCCGCACGTACTGTTGATACGAGCAGCCCCTTCAGGGTTAGACACCGTGGCTACAATGAAGACGGAAAGAAGACCTACGATGTTTCATACAGCCCGCTTAGAAACGCATTGCTTAGGAGGAATCAAAAGGTAAGGGCCTCCTTCTAATTCAATAGCCCCGGAGTAAAGTAAGGGGTGTCCCACTTATTTTCTCGTGTAGGCGCATATACTGCGTATGGGTCATCGTGCTCGAAAATCCACATAGTCCAAATTCCATTAGTCACATCTCGTGTAGTGTGGTCAATATGCAGGACTGCGTATGCGATATTCTGTCCACTAATCTTGTTGCGTAGCAGCAGGTGGTGAGTACCAAGTGTGTATGTTTTGTAGTTCAGGACAGTAGAGCCTGAATCAAAAATACACTCTGCTTCTTGCAACGGTTTGAAGTCTGGAGTTTCGGATGGTTCATATAGGTCGTCGATGAATACAACCCACTCCACACTATCGTTGTCAGAAGATGACAACATGTTGTGGTCGTGGTCAGGAATGATTCTGAAATGCATGTACTGAGCCGAAGCTGCGTTTGCGATAAGGGCGAAAATTAAAATGATGTTCTTCATAATGGAAGGGGTTTAAAGGTTTGTCTGCTCTTACAACGTTCATCAATTTCGTAATATTGCATAAGACTCGAAAAAAATGATTGTTAAGAAAGGCAACAAGTATCAGCTTATCTCCCGGAGAAGCGACAGAGTACTAGGTACTCACGACACAAGAAGAGAAGCAATCAACCAAGAGTATGCCATCAAACAGAATATGGAAGAAGGCGGCATGGTAGAGGAGTGGCCTCCTTCAGGTGCACTTACCTTGGATGAAGTTCTAGACAGGCAAATCTATAAAGAGTCTAGGGGGAACCCCTTGGCTGAGTCACCCGCCGGAGCAAGGGGACTTGCTCAGATTATGCCAAACACAGAAGCGTACCTTAAGGAAAAGGGGCTGATTAGAGAAGACTTCGACCCTTTTAATCCTGAGCATTCTAGAGAAGCTCAACAAGCTTACATGGGTTCTTTACTTGATAGGAGCTGGAACAAGGGTAGTGACGAGGTAAAGTATGCTAAAGCTTTAGCAGCTTATAATTTTGGACCTACGGCTACAGTGAGAATCCTAAATGAAGCGAAGGAAAAAGGTATAGATATCTATGACTCTCTCGACTGGACTGAAATGCTGCCGCTAGAAACACGTGATTACATATCAAAAATTCTAGGGTACAATGATAAGTTCGAAGGAGAGTACGGTACCTATCACTTGAAGGGTTCTTAAAAATCAATAGGCTCGTCACCGTAAAGCTTCCTGTATATTCGTTGTACAAGCAAGCGTCCAGACTGACTCAACCCCAGTCTATGTTCATTACCTACCTTCTCATTGAATAGGGCGTTGATGTATGAATCTACTCCCTTTCCATGATATACTATCTCTACATACCCTTTGTTTTTCAAGGGGAGGACGGTCCTTTCATACAGTTTCTTCCTGCTCTTCGCAAGGGATTTAGCTATATGATTAACGGTGAAGAACTCGTAATCGTAGGCAAACAAAAGGAATTCAACCTCGGCTTGCCCTATATCATAGTTAGCTTTTACGTCTCGGAGAACGAGTGATAGCTTTTTAAGTTCATTTTTTTTGACGTAACGTTTGTTGAGTTTACTGAATTGTCTGCGTTGACGACCCGGATGGTGTCTACTCATTAGCTGTATATTTGCTGTAAATTTAAGAACATGGCGACTCTTGCTGGAACTAGAGTAAAGGATACGTACCAAGGGATGCTCAAGACATCCGACGCATCATCTCTCACCACATCATTAAAGGTAATCGAAGATGGCATAGGAAACTCATCTGCGCTTTCTCTTTCTACCACAACAGTCAAGGCAGAGAGCCTTGAGATTAATACCGTTACTAGCGGAAGCACAAGTGGCAACGCATTGGTTTGGAACTCGACCAGTAAGGCTGTAGAGTATAGAGCATTCCCTTCTAATGAGACAGTAACAACAACTCTTGGAGGTACTACATCTCCAACCATTACCATTGAAGCTGCGGATGCCTCCAGCACAACTATCACTCTTTCAGCTAGAAATGGATTGGGGTACACTCGTTCTGGTAATACAATTACTATCGGAAGGGGTGATGAAACCATAAACAATATCAGCGTCAACACAACCCTGAATAGCAGTGATTCAGGAAAGATATACTACGTTACTAATCTTAGTGGTACGCTTAACATCACACTTCCACCTGCTGCGATTGGTGTTAACTTTAAAATCATCCTCAAGAATATATTAGGCGGTCAGGTTAACATCTTAACTGCTAGCGGTGACTACTTCTTCGGTAAAGCTGTTGTGACCTCGAATGCTGCTACTGGTCAGTCTCGCGTTCAAACATTAGCTGCGAACGCTTCTAAAAATATAATTAACTTAGACGCGGACGTTTCTGATACCGGTGGAAATACCGGAGACGTTATTGACTTGCTTGCTGTTGATTTTGACAATTGGCTTGTAAACGCAAGCCTAACCACCTCTAGCGCTACGGTTGGAGCTCTCGATGTATTCCCTACCCCATAATTAGTAACTTCATGACATGGATGACATTCTTAAAAAAGCCATGTTCCAAGAAGTCAGTGTGGTTCTGGAGCAGATTGAAGAGATTATTGAGAAGTATGGTTACTCTGGAGACTTGGTGTATACCGCAGCCTTTGGGGTGCTAGAAGAGCAAGGGGAGGAAGAGAATCGCTGGAGCCTAGCTTATGGATACAACTGTAAAGACGATGATGAGTTTACAGAGTTCATGAGCCTTCAGGTAAAAGCTTTTACCGAATCCACGGATGAGGAGCCACCAGAATTTATTGGTTACTCACTAAACTGAATACCATGAACGTAATTAGAAAGATTGTCATTGGGCCAAACCCCAAAGACGCAATGGCGTACTACGTCGGAATGAAAGCGGGCGGAGCGAAGGTCTCAGCAATCAAAGAGGACGATGCGGCACTGTACAAGTACAACGTAAGGCGTTACCATGTTTACCTAGAGGACGAAGATTCAACGTATATTTGGAAGACGGTTGAGAACCAGCCAATTCTAATTGAATACGATTGTAACTTCGAATGAAAGCATTAAGACATTTTATTGTCAACGTGCCAAGCAAGACTAACGACACTATCAAGCTTGGCGATAAAGAGATTTTCCTTGACACGAGATTCGACGAGTTTAACCATCGCATCTGTTATGGGCTCGTCATGTCTGCCCCTCATGTTATTGAGACAGGAGTAAAGGAAGGAGACCTTTTATTTTTTCATCACCATGTTACCCAGAATAAGACGCTATCGCTCGGTGACGACAACTACCTTGTTGTGTACGATGAAGAGAACCCTCGCGGCTCTCATGCTATTGCGTACCGGGACTCGGAAGGGGAACTTCATATGCTGTCGGAGTGGGTGTTCGTACAACCGATTGAAGACGAGACTGAGGAAGAGGTGACTTCATCCGGAATCATCATAGACATCAAGGTAAAGGAGAGGGACGACAGAGAGGCCATTGTGTTTATGCCGCATAAAGAGCTGGCTCGTCAAGGCGTTAAGGTTGGTGATGTCGTTGGGTTTGACAGAGACTCAGACTACAAGATGAAACTTGACGATGATACTGTTGTGTATAGAATGAGACTAGACGATATTAGTTATGTCAAGACAAGTTAAATTCACCACAGTCGAAGCGGCCCAAAGACTTATGAAGTCTATGGAGATTGCTATAAACAATATGATTGATGAAGTTAAAAGACCTGTTGACCCGGAAGCTGGAGGGAGTGCTAGAAAGGCTGAGCTGCAAAGTATCAAGCAGACTGCGGTGGACTGCAAGGAGCTTCTGGTGGAACGGCAGCGGCTTGAACAGATGGTTAAAGACCTACACTCAAACGGAAACATCGAGGAACAAAAAGACTACTCCGGAGGGTTTGCGGAGAAGTTCTCAAAATAAAATTCATGGCAAAGAATCAAATAGTAACATTCATTCGGAAGCCGAAGCCGAATAATAAGGGAGTTCATTCCAAGACCAAGAGCTCAAAGAACAAGCGCTCTAAGCTGTATAAGAAGCGTTATGCAGGACAAGGAAGATGATGTTATCAAGATTTGTCCCAACGGTACACTCGGAGATATCATCGAGATTGGTGGGCTTCGCATTGGCCTTCCCGAGACTCCGAAAGGAAAAATCAAAGGACAGGAGCTGGAGGCAAATATGCAGGTGTGGGAAAGAGTACCTATGCCAAAAGAATTGTCCCGTATTAGAAGTATGGATGAGTGGTCAGAAGCGCCGAAAGAGTTTCGAGAGAAATTTCATTCATATATCGAAGAGGAGTTTCGAAGGCGTAGGGATGGTTTTTGGTTCTACAATAAGGGTGAGCCTACGTATATTACCGGTAGACACTACATGCTCTTACAGTGGACGAAAATTGATATTGGATACCCATCATACCTCGCGTTCCAAAGGGACATCTTTCTTCACATGGCTGCGTGCGAAGCTGACCCTCGTTGTATCGGTCAGCTTTATACTAAGTGTCGCCGCTCTGGGTATACTAATATCTGTAGCTCTGTTCTTGTTGATGAAGCTACTCAAGTTAAAGACAAGCTTCTTGGCATTCAGTCGAAGACTGGTAAGGATGCTCAGGAAAACATCTTCATGAAAAAGGTGGTGTCGATGTTTCGGCACTACCCATTCTTCTTCAAACCCATTCAAGATGGTACTACCAACCCAAGGGTGGAGCTAGCCTTTAGAGAGCCTTCCAAAAGAATCACCAAGAAGAACAAGACAACCGGTGTTGGTGATGCGCTGAACACAGTACTTAACTGGAAGAACACAACGAATAACGCATACGACGGTGAGAAACTGCACATGCTTTATCTCGATGAGGCAGGCAAGTGGGAGAAGCCTACTGATATCCGAGAGGCTTGGAGGATAGAGAGGACCTGCTTAATAGTTGGTAGACGAATCATAGGAAAGGCTATGGTGGGTTCTACGGTAAACCCAATGGACAAAGGAGGCGAAGAGTACAAACAGATTTGGCGTGATTCAGACCCAGCGAACAGAAACGCAAACGGACGAACCACATCAGGACTGTACAGATTATTCATCCCTGCCTATGAGTCACTCGAAGGGTTCTTTGACAAGTTCGGAAACCCCATAGTAGAAGACCCGGAAGAACCCATAGAAACTCTTGAGGGAGATACTATGTCTTTTGGTGCTAAGACCTTTCTCAAGAATGAAAGAGATTCATTGAGGGGAGACGCTAAAGAACTAAACGAATTAATTCGGCAGTTTCCATTTACACCTGACGAGGCATTCAGAGATAGTATCGAGGGTAGTCTGTTTAACATTGGAAAGATTTACGAGCAGATAGAACACAACGATGAGCTGTTCCCAAACCCAGTTGTTCGTGGGAATTTCCAGTGGGCAAACGGAGTAAAGGATACCAAGGTGACATTTAACCCAGACCCTCAAGGCAGGTGGCATGTGTGTTGGATGCCGGACAAGGAGAGCAGGAGTATACTTCGCTCTGAAAGAGGTAAATGGGTTCCCCCAAACTCACACCTAGGCTGCGGTGGGGTTGACTCTTATGACTTGGACGCTACGATAGATAGCCGTGGTTCGAAGGGAGCTTGTCACATATACAACAAGTTTAGTATGAACGATGCTAGCAATATGTTCGTAGCCGAGTATGCAAGCCGCCCACCCATGGCTAAGATATTCTACGAGGATGTGTTGATGGCTGCTGTGTATTATGGGTACCCTCTCCTTATAGAAAACAATAAGTATGGTATCGTAAGATACTTTGAATCAAGGGGTTACGATGGTTATGTTATGGAGAGGCCAGAGCATCTTAAGTCATATGGGGGTGCAGCGGTGAAGACAAAGGGCATACCGTCTAACTCTCAAGACGTTATACAGGCTCATGCTTCAGCTATTGAAGACTATGTCCACAACCATGTAGGTCTTGATGAATCGGGCAATCCGGGTAGGATGTATTTCAACAGAACCTTAGAAGATTGGATTGGATTTAAAATCGACAAGAGAACTAAGTTCGACCTTTCGATTAGTTCAGGATTAGCGCTATTGGCGGCTCAAAAAGTAAAGCCCAAGAAGCCACCAGCAAACTTTGAAGATAAGGTTTTCTTCCGGAGATATAAACCGAGATAAGGCTCGCCGTGTATTGCTATATTTGCACATGAGCCCAAAGAATACATAATGACCCAAGGGAACAAAAATAACAGATACGGAAATTTTCCAGACCCCTTTGCGTCACCAGAAGAAAAATCGGGTAAGGCTTACGGCCTCAAGTTTGCAAAAGCAATTGAAGGGCAGTGGGGTCATGGAGATGACCAGTCGTCTTTGTTTCGTCGTCGGATGCATGACTTTGAAAAAAATCGTGACTATGCAAACGGAACTCAAGACACGTCTGTTTACAAACAGATTCTAAACTCACTCGACCCGAACAATGGTGATGGGAGTTTGTTAAATCTAGATTGGAGCCCAGTTCCAATTGTTCCTAAGTTCGTGAAGGTTGTGGTGAACCGCATCCTATCCCGAAAGCCCTACCCGTCTGTAGAGGCCATCGACCCAATCAGCAAGGCTGAAAAGGAAAAAGCTAAAGCAGATGTAGAGTCTTCCATTAAGGATAAAGAAATCCTTGAACAGGCTAAGGCACTTGGCTTGTCCCCAAAGATTGACCCAGACATTCTTCCCGAAACAACGGAAGAGGCTGAGATATTCATGGAGCAAAACATGAAGACCAATGCTGAGATTGCAGCGCAACTTGGTATAGCCCTAACCTTGGATTGGAATGATTTCGACCAGAACGTTTATCGAAGAGCTGTTGAGGATTTAGTGGTGTGTGGTATGAGCGTAGTTAAAAGGGACAATGACCCGAACTACGGAATCACAACAAAGTACATCGACCCAGCTTTCTTCCTTCACAGCTACACGGATGACCCTAACATGTCTGACATCGTTTATGCTGGCCACATTAGAAGGATAAGCATTCAGGAGCTGAAGCGTCAAGCATCGGGTCAGATAGACGAGAAGAAGTTTGAGGAGCTGGCACAGACGGTCATGCACAAAAACTACAATGACACCTCTGCATTTCACAATAGGGCGTATGACAGGAACTCAAGAAAGCACTCGTATGGATATGACGACTATCTAATTGATGTTATGGAGTTCGAGTACTTGTCTGTGGATTGTGTCTACTACGAAAGCAAGGACTCTCAATTTGGAAATAGTGGATTCTACTTTAAGGGTTCTGACTACAAGATGCCGAGTAGTTCTGTTTACGACAGAGAGCCATACAAGATGGAGAACCAGACTGTGTACGGAGGTTCTTATATCATGGGTACGGACATCATTTACGATTACGGAATCAAAAAGAATATCCCTAAAAACATTCATGACCTAACAAAGGCTAGGCTTTCGTATAGCATTGCTTGCACCAATTTGCGCAAGATGCAACCAAAGTCTATCGTAGGTAGTGT